TCGTTTAGTTCTTTTGTTTTTAAATCTCTAATTACACCTTCCATGTATTTAGTTCTCTTACTAACACCGTAAGGATCTTGTGAGAACGCTTTTACATCATAAGTTCTTTCTGCGATACCATTAACTACTATGTCTACAAATTTAGGTATAATAGGTACTGGTGTCCAGTCTAAATTAAGATAAGACAGATCACCGTTTATAGATAATTCATTTTTATACTTTTGTATAGATTGTTCTCCTCTAGCATAAAGTCTTAATTTATGAAAGCTATTTTGATGGCTAGAAAACCTGTAACCACTGTTATCACGTTTAAACCACTCGTCTTCAATTGCTTTGGCAACTTTCAGACCGTAGTCAATTGTAGCCTTTTCTTGATCACTCGCTACTTGACTAGGGAAAAAACCTTTTGAAAATGAATTAGCCATATTGTTATTGTATTAATTTTGAATGCATCCCTCTTTGTTTATATTTTGCAATGCTTATGTTTAGTTTTTGTTTTTCTATTTTAGCGTTAGGATTATATAAATGTCTATTACAAGCCATAATTGCTAAACCTGAGCTTATAGCAGCATCAAATGCTGTTCTTTTGTTTATATCAAACTTTGCCCAGTCTTGTAAAGTTTCTGTAAAATACATATCACCATACTGTCCTTCACTTAAATGACCCACGTGATCTTGTATATACATCTCAATAGCAGCAGCATGTGCTTGCTTTATATCCTCACTAGAGTTTGGTATTCCACCAACTTCTTTTTCAGCTACAGATAATTTATTCCAAACTTTATCTGGTCTATTCATACTGTAACCTCTATAACCTCTTCTTCGTAAATAGTATAACAATCTAGGTTTGTTATTTTCTGCAAGTAACGGCATACCATAAAATACCAATGCCATTAAAACGTCTTCAAAAAATATATCAGCCGTTTGTGGTCTAGCTACATATTCTAAGAAAAAACTGTTTGGTGGACAGTTTTCCATAGAAAACTTTGTAAGACCGTGTAAAGCACCTTTTGATCCCTTACCATCTACTGTTCCTGAAATATCATAAGAGTCACATCCAAACGCTCCCATATGCTCATTCCCAGGACATTTTCTACCGTTTTTGGTAGTTATGTTGTTTTGAAGGTGTGTTGGTGGTACCCAGCTAACTTTAAACCTTCCATTTGGATCTGGATAAAAAACTACTTTAGTATCTTTTACTCCGTTAACCCATTGAAAGTTACCAGTTGTTAAACTGTTAGACACACCACTTCCTTCGTTGTAATCTATTTGTTCGTATATTTTTGCTAAATTAAATATACTGTTCTTAGTTTCATCTCTGAAAGCATGTTCTTCCGTGCGTGGAAACTGTCTATAAAATTCATTTAAAGCGTCTCCGTCATTCTTTAAACCATCAGCTTCATTATTCCAGTGCTCAAGGATTCCTGTGTCAATTGTCTCATTGTAAGGCCCAAAAGTTTCTGTTTCAGGTGTGTCGAAGACAGGCATCCCAAAAGAATCAATGAATCCTTCGTAATTCCATTCCATAGGAATGAACAAACTATATAATCCTGAGCTTGTTTGTCCATTGCGATTTCGTTTTGTGACATCTGATGCATTATATAGTTTTTTAAAGTTATCCCCTCCTTTATCTAAAGCGTTTGATGTTGATCCCATCATACACTTACCAATAATTCTACTACCTAATCGTAGTGTCGTTTTCGTAACCCTCCAGTTGTTGAGGATGTTATTGGGCCTTTCCCATTTACCCGATTCATCGTGGACGAGGAGTTTGAGTTTTTCTCCATCATAGGAGTTATCACCGGTGTTCTTCCAATCAATGGTCGTATCGAGTCCCTGAAGGGCTTCGGGCTTGTCGTTACTTGTAATGTTCCGTCTTGTGAGCTTTGATGCGGGAACTCTATATGCAAGTTCGGTCTTGGGACGGTCCATACCGTCCTGTATTGGTTTAAAAAAGAACGGATAATTGACCGATATTGGTACGACTTTATCTGTGAACATTTTCTTGGCGTCGGGACCAGATTTGGACAATATGCCGAATCGTGAATCGGAACTAATTGTAGCAAGATTAACTGTCTCTCCACTGGCCATAAACGAAAATCCCGATCTACGGTTTTTAAGATAGCACATTCCATAACACCTTCCGTCTGCTTTGCAAGCTTCCCAGAATATAAAGAATAATCTATTTGCTTCCCTAAAGTCTGGTTGTCCAACATCAATTTTGGACCACTGCAAGTACATATAATGAGTGCCAGTAAGATAAGTAGGAATATCCTTGTTATAAAACCAAAAACCTTCTTCTCTTCTTTTAAACTCATTTTCTATGTAATCTATGTACTTCTTTTTAAAATCGTCTGGATATTGTTTCCAGTCAAATATTGTTTTAATTCTTTTTAACTCAGATGGTTGTTCGGTATATTCCCAAGTATCTTTTTTAAACTTATATGGTTTATCTACTTTAGGTAAAGCTATTTTTAAGTTTTGTATTTCGTATATTTCACCTATTTTACCAGTTTTTGATATAACAACAATATCATGTTCTTTATTATATCCATATTGCCACTTTTTAGATTTATTTAATCTACTTATAGTGGTTTTTTTAATAGGTTCTATAACCTTATATAAAGTTTGCTCGTACATTACTTAGATCTTCTTTCAGCAAAACCAGAGAAAGTTTCTTCTTTCTTTTCTTCTACAACCTTACCTTCAAGCATATTTTCCTCCTCTTGTATTCTATTTAATATCTCAAAAGCATCGAATATAGCTAATTTCTTTGTAGCTGCAGCATTCTTTAATCTATCAGCGCTAATATCATCGTCACTATCTACAATAGCTTCTTTAGCGACTTTAATTAATTCCTCAACCGCTTTGTGTCCAGCTTGGATTATATTCTTTTTCGTTTCCTTGATATTCATATTTATTAGTAATTGATTTGCTAAATATTCTATAAAGTCTTTCTTCGTCCAAAATACATTCGTACTCTGTGTTTGGTTTAAAACCAACTAAATCACCTTCTTTTAATCCAGCTTTTATCAGATTGCTATCAGGATATTTAAGAACACCTATTAAAGGTCTTTCTTTATCAACACTATAAATATTATTAGATTCAATTGGTTTTACAAAACAGTATGTATCTACAGCGTTCCACTTACCATTTCTCTTGTATGCAAAAACTTGATCCCAATGCACGAAATACATGTCTTCTTTGTAAAAGCTTTTGCTGTTTTTTTCTATACCTCTAACGTCTTTCCATCTTCTAAAAACATTGTGATGAACTATAATCTCATCACCAACTTTTATGTCAGTTTTAGGACCACTTGGTATAGATATAACCACAGCACGTTTACTAACGTATCTGTGATTATAGTTGTCGGTATTAAGTATAAGATCATTTCCATCTATACTTTTAGTATTGGAATATCTGGAATTTAATGGTCTTATTATAAAATTGTTAACTCCTTGCATTAGTACTCTAAATTGAACTCTATAGCTATTGCCATGTTTTTATTAAAATCTTTCCAAGGCAAAACCTCATCGTCTTTTTTAATAAATATTCTATATTTATCGTCTTCTTCTACTATATCAGAAATGATATGCCCTCCGTAGACCTCTTGGCCCACGGAGTAATGCATAGCTTCATTTTTATAATCTTTTCCTATACTAATCTTTCTTATCAGATTCATCTTCTAACTCTTTAATCGATCCATCTTGAATGTTGATTGATACCGCGCCATATTCTTCTTCAAGTTCATTTTGCACCGTTTTCAACTTCATTTGAAAATCTCCAATAGCAGCTATTATACCTGCTTTTTGAGTTTCTAATTGTCCAACTGATAATTGAGCTTGATTAACCTGATTAACCAATCCTTGCAAATTTTGCAATTGCTCGTCTGTGATTTTTAAATCTTTTGTCTTTTTTCCCATTGTTTTAAAATTTAATTTAATTGTTTATACTTATTGTACTTTTATATTATTACGCTATTTTCACATTTTTTACCTATTAAGGATCGCCTAGTCCGTTACCACGACCTCCACCACCTCCACCACCGGAACTACCTGATTGTGACACGGATATATTTCTATTGGTAAATGAATCACCAGCTGATCCACCTTCAGAGGTACCGACGTCAAATTTTATAACTATAGTACCGCTTCTTGCACTAGTACTACTATTACTTGATACAGAAAAAGTCATACTACCACTGCCAGTGTCTTTATTGCTTGAGCCAAAATTACCAGATGTTATAGTTACCCAAGATGGTTTACTAGAAACATACCATGTTGAATACAAAGCATGCACAACACTAGATGATCCGTTTCCACCGCTACTACCAAAACTTTGACTACCATTACTAGCGCTTAACGTTACACTATGATGGTATTTATAAAACTCAGACATCGAATAAGGTGTGGTGTTGTCTGGTTTGTTAGCATTTAAGTTGGTTAAATTAATAGTACCATAACCACCGGTAAATAGCTCTTCAAAAGTAGTTTGTGTTGTAGCAGATCTACCAAACTCTGAGTTTATGGTATTACTACCTGACCCGCCGTTACCTATTGATATTGCTCCTGAAGCTCCTATTGGCATAATTAATAATTTACTATTGGTACTAAATAAGTACTGTTGTTGTAATATTTGTTTGTTGGTGGTGTTATTGAAACTTCATGATGAACTACGTTTTCAAAACCTAGATCTGATGTATTGTTCCAATAACTAACTTTACAGTTTTCTTTTTTAACTTCATTTGTTAGTAGCTTAAAAGCGTGTCTATGTTCATCACCATATGTGTCGTGTAAAATAGCATCATACTTAATTGGTAATTCGTGTATTTTAAAAAACCACTCGCCTTCTACTATATTTACATTGCTTTTATCACTAGCCCACTCTTTTAATTTAGGTATAATGTCTTTGTGACATTCTATAATTGTGTGAGATTTAGGGTTTCTAGCTTGTATGGCATCAGATAATATACCCATGCCAAATCCTATCTCTAAAACATCATCACCTTCACTCACACATAGTTCAGCCATCTTATTCATAATAGGTTGTTCCCAACCCATCATAACTTGATAAGTTTCGTTATTTTCTGGATTAACCCAGTATATACCATTTTCATCAAAAGTTAAATCCGCGTCTCTATAGTTTTCAGCAAATGTAGGCATATTACCAAGGTTTAGTTAATTCTGTTTTACTCTGTTTTATTTTAGCTATTTTTCTATCAACTAAAGCTATATACCCTAGATGATTATCTTCATCACTTGTTATCCAACCTTTAACTTGATCTTCTGTTAAGCTGGCTAGTGGTGTAAAGTTTTCAGCATCATAAACACGATTTACGTTAGCTGTTACAGTATAAGTAGTACCATCGTCTTCCCCTGTTAATTCGTAGTTAACACTAGTTACAACATCTTCTTGACCATCGACAGCACCCCCTGTTAATTTTAAAATATTTATATTATAAGTTGTTGCCATTACATTTACATTTTGATTTTTTAAGTTCTTCAACTTCTTTGTTTAATTCTTTTATAGCTTCGATTAATACACCAACCACGTTACCATAAGCTACAGACTTCATACCTTCACCATCTGTTCTAACAACTTCTGGTAATACTTTTTCTATTTCTTGAGCTATAACACCAATTGACTTTTTATCTTCACCTATCTTGTTAAATTCAACACCTCTAAGTTTATTTACTTTTTCAAGTGAGTTGTCAATTGTTTTAATATTTTCTTTTACTCTTTCATCAGAATAAGCTATAACATCACCAGTTGCTCTAATAGTTCCATTAACATCTAATTTATATGAAGGGGTGCTATCACCTATACCCACGTTACCGGTTTCTAAAACACTAAAAGCTTCCCTAGCCTGACCGCCACCTCCAAAATAAACTCTCCATCTATCTGCATCACATCTTAATGTAGCTGTAGACGTACTGCCATATTCCATTTGTTGACCTATATCACTACTTGTGTTTAAGTTACCAACATTACCACCTGATGCAGCAACGGATCCTTGTACAGATATACCACCTGATGTAGTTTCCATTTTTAACGCATTATTGTGGTATAACTCTACTTCAGCATCGTGTTTTATTATAATACCATTCTCATTATCGTGAGGTCTTAAATGTATATTACCACCAACATCCGCGGCAACGTTTGCTCTTATATATAGACTTCCTGTATTGTTGTCAATATATGAGTTGCCACTTGTGTGGTATAATCTCATATCAGCACTATTACCCAACCTAACGTGATAATTATCTTGCCACTCAGTGTGACCAGTAACATTATCATTTGCGTTACTTGTTATATAATTACTATGCGTGTGTGAAGTTGTTGCAAAAGGAAGATCATCAACTTCTCCGAAATGAACTACGTTATCATTGGATGGGTATTTATAAGCTATTCTAGCGGAGGTTGGAATTTCTGTTCCTACGCTATTTGATCCTAATTCAATATAATTGTTAGTACCGCTTGTGCTTATGTAGTTTATATTAGCGCTAAAAACAGTCCCGCTTAGCGTAAGACCATTACCAGCCGAGTATGTTGTATTAGTGGTAGAGTATCCAGCAGAAGCGTGATTACCCCACTCATACGCTGTGTCCCAGTTAGATACACTAGCATCACTCGCGCCTGTAATAGTACCTCCAATAAAGTTACCACTACCGTTAATACCTTTAGACGTACCATCTACAAAGAAACCTCCATCAGCTCTTATGTATCTTGGAGTAAAAATATTTTTAGCTGTTTCTTGGTTTATTCTTAACCAAGTAGTATCTTTTGTTCCAATTTCACCTACTCTAGTAGTACCATTGAAAAATTGAATATCATCAGCTTCGGTACCATCTACTCTTTTGATAATTAATCTAGTATCAGCAGAACCATTACCTATTGTAAGTGACCCTGTTGTTGTATCATTAGCATCACTTCTTAAATATTTTGATTGTGTAGATGATGATGTTAAAAATCCAAAATTATCTATTTC